AGTTTGAGTATAGTAGCATCATCTGGAGGCATAGAATGTATTTGGGACGATGATGCTAATGAAATGTTCTTTTGGCATCCAGAATCAAACGAAACATTCAATACGGTCAATTAATATGCTAAATCAAGAAATACAACAACTCAAAGATCAGCTACACGATTTAAAGGAATACCTATATTCTGACCTATGTAAAAGCTGTGGAGATGCAGCGTTAGCTTTAGACAAAATTAATCAAAGATTAATTGAACTAGAGTCGCAACAAAATTCCTAAAGGTCTTGACAGTGGTTGGTCGATATGATACAATAACTCAACACGGGGCGGAAGGTAAGCCGGTTGCATCCGACACTCTTATAAGGTGTTCATAGGTTGGTTCGACTCCAACTCGCCCTACTTTAAACAGGAAGGATTCTGATGAGACTTCAACCATTAACGGCTATTTTTGCAGGATTATTCTTAACATCATTAGGATTTAACATTCTTTTGAATATAGAGATACAAAAGCTAAAAAAGATGGCAAACAAGCCAGCAAGGATTATTATAGAAAGACCACCGGAAATTGATATAAAACCAAAGGTTTGGGGGTATACTAAATAACGGGCGATTCCTGGTATCGACAGGTAAAAAGAAATATAAATTGCATTGACTGGTTGATCGACCGGCCAGTATAAAAGTCGATTAAAAATGTTAATTGGCGAAGTTTCAACTCTCGCTCTCGCTGCCTAATTAATTAGGTAATGAGTGGGGCGGCATGAGCCTTATTACCAAATCATGATGACTCCGATAATCGGATATGGTAGTCCTACCAGACATAAATGGGAATGATGATTGTACTCAATCTGACTCAGATAATTCTGATAGCTTTGTTATTTGTGTGATAACAAGTAACTAACAATGTAGAAGTTTATATAGGCATTTACACTGGACGGGGTTCGATTCCCCAATCGTCCACTTATATTATGATGAATTCTAATGACGTAATCTCACATACTGTAGATGCAGAATTTACTCAATTGATAATATCTAATGCTAAAAAAGCAGAAATTGGGGGAAAATCTCAAATCAGAAACTCCGATAAGAGAGCATCTAATTTAGCAGAAGATCAGTTGGTTGGACAAATATCAACCTATTGTGCGTCGATGATCCTTACTGGTTCTTCAGAGGGATATATTAAAGCAAGAGACAAAGCAAATTCTAATCCTCTCGCTGGAGACAATGGAGTAGATATAGTTGGACTACCTAATGTGGACATTAAAGGTAGTCTAATGAGATATTCTAACAATCCTCTCAATTATAGATTATTGGTTCGGCCAAAAGAAAGACACGCAAACTGGATTTATGTATTGGCATTAGTTCCAAAGGAAAGACCATATAAAACATATCTTGTTGGATGGGCTAATGATAATGATCTTCCATCAAAACCGTATGATGGAGATATAATATCTTTACATGGTGCGTATGTTATTGAGGCTAGAAATTTGAGAAAAATTGAAGAGTTGATCTCTGTTAAAGTATAATTATGTCGAGAAAAATTTGTTCATACTGTGGAAAGCGTAAAAACAAAGGAAGTTTTCCCAAGCACAGTATGTACAAAGATAATCTGGATAGCAGATGCAGGAAATGTGTAAAGAAACATTCTAAAATTAGAGTTAAGCTACATAAAAAAGCACCACCAAAACCAGAAGTTTGTGAGTGCTGTAAAAAGGTTCCTTATAAGTGGGCTTTAGATCATGACCACAGTAACAATAAATTCAGAGGATGGTTGTGCAGTAGATGTAATGAAGGTCTTGGTAAGTTAGGAGATAATTTAGAAGGCATTATTAATGCTACTAACTACTTAATAAAAGTGAGATTAAATCAAAAATAATATTTTTCTACATCTTGTTGCGTTTTTATTCTATGTTCTTTTTTCCATAATGGCTGAATATTAGTATAGTGAAAGCATAATTTTTGTTGTTCTAAATCAGTAAGATCAAAACTACAACAAGGTTTAATATGATCCAATTCCCATTCACCATAATTATTCCAAGTCATTCCCTTTTTAAATTTTTTCTCAATATGCTCTTTAAATTCTTCTATACTACATCCTAACAATTCCATTGTTTTTTTACTTTTATTTATGCCCTTAATTGCTTTTCTTAATCTAATTCTTAAATTTGCCGTTATTCTGAAAATAGGATCATTTTTTCGTTTTAATGCCTTGTATTTTCTTTGATGTTCACGAAAATATTCTCTATTATTATTTCTCCATATTTTTTTAGTTTCAGACACATGTTTTTTATTTTTTATTGACCATTCTTTACATTTTTCTTTATACTGTATTTTATTTTTATCTAACCATTTAGAACGATATAATTTATGACATTTTTTACACATACCTTGCAACCCATCATGTCTATTTTTAGATTTATGATATAAAGAAGTGTCTAGATTTTTATCACAATACCAGCAATACTTTTTAGCCATATTAATTCCTCATGCAAAAATGTCTTATATGTGTAATACACCAAAACTATCCTCTTTCAAGACAAAAACGATATGAAAAATAAGATTAAAGAACACCTAGTAGAAAACAATATGACATACTGGCAACATTTTAAGTTTGCTGTATTTTTTGGATGCTTATCTTTATTGGCTGGATTTTGTTTGATAATTCATGCGTTTTTTCCGTGTTGGTTTCAAACTTCTGGCAGCGATTTGGTTCAGTCTATGGCTATTGTATTTAAGAAACGAAGCCGATTAGACGATACTTGACAAGAGGACTACCGTATGGTAGAATTGGGGAAACACAGGAGAAATTAGAAATGTCGTTTGAGCATCTTAATGGTTTTGTTCGTGATCTTAAAGCAACCAGTAGTACACTTGATAAGGTTGGCATTATTGAGGATTATACTTCCTCTAATGAGAGTGGAGCAAATTTTCTTAAAAAGATTCTGCTCTATACTTATCATCCTCTTTGGCAGTACAATGTGACTAGTGATAATCTTAAAAAGAAAAGTCATCTGCGTGGTAAAGTCTACAAGTCTATATTTGATCTGTTGGATGCTTTGAAGAATAGAGAAATCACAGGTCATGATGCCATTGGAGCAGTTAATAGCTTTATTGACAACCAAAGAGAATACGAAGAGCTAGTTTACTGCATCATTGATAAGGATTTGAAAACCCGTGCTGGAGATAAGCTGATTAATAAGGCTATTCCAGATCATATCCCAACATTTAGTGTTGCTCTAGCGGACAAGTATGTTCCTAAAATCGTAGACTGGAAGGATGGATGGTATGTTAGCAGGAAGATCGACGGTGCTAGATGTATTGCTATTGTTGATAGTAATGGTAATGCTACCTTTTATTCCCGCACGGGAAAAGTCTTTGATACTCTTGATATTGTTAGCGGTGGCATTAAAGCTTTGGGACTTACTAATGTAGTTCTTGATGGAGAGCTTTGTCTGGTTGATGAAGAGGGTAACGAGGATTTTCAAGGAGTAATGAAGGAACTTCGCAAGAAGGATCATACTATTCCTAATCCTTCATATAAAATTTTTGATATGATTACTCATGATGAGTTTTATAGTCAAAAGGGAGAAAAGAATCGACCATTTAGTATCAGACTCAAGAATCTTACAGAGATTATGAAGAAGAACGAGTGTCCTTGTTTGACACTGTTGGAACAATCTTTGATTAAGGATGAAAACCATTTCCAAGAATTTGTCAAAGAATCTACTCAGAATGGCTGGGAAGGACTTATGCTTCGATCAGATACTCCATATAAGGGTAAGAGATCAAAAGACCTACTCAAATATAAGTCATTCTTTGATGACGAATACGAAGTTTTGGATACTGAAATGGGGCCATTCCGTTATGTCAAAGATGGTGCAGAATGTGAGGAGACTATGTTGAGTTGTGTTATGATTCAACATAAGGGTCATACAGTAAGAGTGGGGTCTGGTTTTAGTATTGAACAAAGACAAGAGTTTTATAAGAATCCTAAGAAGATTCTTGGCAAAATCGTGACTGTCCAATATTTTGAAGAGACAGAGAATGAAAAAGGTGGTATCTCTTTGAGGTTTCCAACATTCAAATACCTATATGGAGATTCTAGAGATACCTAATTGATCAGTTTCCAGTATGGTGTATAAAATTATCCCGCCTTACTGGAGACAGCTTAATGATCAAAGTTATTATCAGATCTCTTTTATATCCTTGGATTATTTTATTTATAGGTTTTTCTATAGGATTTATTTGTAATTCAGAATATGTTGGAGAAAAAGCTGTTGTTGTAGAAAAATCAATTAACAATATCTTTTTTCCAATCAAATATGATGAGAGGGTCGAATCATTAGTCAAAAATGCTGGTCGAATGAGACTTTGGGCAAGTTTGGGTTGTCCAGAAAATTTTGAAGTTATTGATGAGGTTGTAAAAGGCGAAGAATATTATTGGGCTATTTATAAGATAAAAGATAAAACAGGAAAAGAAATAAAAGATATTGGTAGTATAAAAGTTAAATGGAAAACATGGGAATATCATTACAAATTAGACGAGATAATAGAAGCAGACGGCACAACAAAAAAGTTAGATTGACTCAAGAAGTGGGTCTTGACAAGACGATAGGACTAGTGTAGAATGTGAGCATACACTTTGGAACCAACCTTTGAGGACATTATGACAGAGATTGTTGTTGAGAAAAAGCAGATTGTGATGAGTACCAGTAAGGCCGATGAATTTTTCAAGAATTTTCCCAAGGATAAAGTAGTAGCCTATAAGGATTATTGGGAGAGTGTTCGTCCCAAGTCTGACGAAGATATTTTTCGTCGCTATCTCTTTGCGTATTGCAGTGTGCATACTACTTGGCAAGGTAACGTCAAGGGATATAATGCTATCAAGAATTTTAGCGAATGGGTGGATAGCAAAGAAACTCTTTTGACAAAACTCCACAAGAGCGGCGTTGGTTTGCACAATAATCGTACCAATTATATCTGGGATTTCAGTACCAAGTTTTGGGCTAATCCTAAAGATTTTTATCTGACCACAAAGAAGTATCATGTTAAGAAGCGAGACAGTATTCTAAATAAGATTAGTGGAATTGGTCTGGCTAAGATTAGCTTTGCTCTGGAGATGATTCATCCTAATGAGGCAAGGGTACTGTGTGGGGATATTCATCAGCTTCGACTTTACGATGTTGAGGCTCTTAAATATAATAAGAGCAAGATCGGGTCACAGATTTATAAGAAGATGGAGCGTCACTGGATGGTTAACTGTGGCAAACTTAAAGTTCCGTCTTATGTTGCACGATCAATTTACTGGGACGATCTTCAAAAGAAGGAAGATAGCCGTTACTGGAGTTATGTTCTGGAGAGTTAATTATGCAAAATGGTAAGGGTTCTACAAGACGAGCTAGTTTAGTTTCTCAAGATACTTGGGACAAAAACTACGAAAGAATTTTTAGAAAGAAAAAAGATGGGAAGCGTAACAAATCTAAAAGAAAATAAGACCTTATTCATTCCTTGTTCTTGCAAAAGCGAGATATTGGTAGTAGAATTTGATCATGAAATTGAACTGGCAGATTTGGCGATATTCGAGAATTATACTAATTATAGCAATAAGATGTCATTATGGCAGAGACTAAGGTATTGTTTCCAAGTTTTAGCACATAAAAAGCCTTATGCTGATCAGATGGTGCTAGATAAAAATCAATTGAAAGATTTGCAAAAATTCCTAAATGGACTAAACCTTTAAGGTGTATATTATAAAGTTGCTTAACTCTTTACATGGGAGGTAATCATGGTTGTCAGAACAGTAACAGAATACATGAATGATAAATTAACTGACAGAGTAGCTTCTTTACAAAAAGCACTAAACCAAGCTGAGAAGATCATGAACTCTCTTGAACAAGAAAATCAAAGACTAAAAGACGTTCTTGCTAACCTAGCGTCAGAAAATAACGAAGGTTACATTCTCGATAGCGAGTCATTTAATGAGTCAATGCTTACAGTCTAAGGATAACAAGAACAAAAGAATAATAACACAAATTGGCGAATACGAATATTTGATTGAGGGAGAAAGTGATTGGGCAAAATTTGGTTGTCAATCGGATATCTCAGTAATAACTTCTGCTAACCTAGATGGTGGGCCATTCCTATTGGTTGGTGATTCTTTCTTGGGTAAAGGAAGAATATCAGCAATACAAAATATTGACAGTGGCAGGGATGGGTATATAATAATTAAAATTACTCTATACTCACCGCAGGAAAAATCATGATCTCAGAACTAATTCCCTCTATAGGATACTATCAAGCCATGTTGATCTCTGGCTATTCAGATTATGAGATTCAACAAATTATTAAAGGATCATCTTATGAATCAATTTCACAAAAGTAATAAGAAGAGAGTTTTCTTTGGTGTTTGTGGAGGACTAGCAGAAAGTCTAGGGTTAGATGTCTCTGTAGTTAGGCTGGGCTTTGTTGCTGGTGCAATTTTTACCGGAAGTATTCTTTTCTGGGCATATTTACTAATGGCTCTGGTTCTTCCAACAGAGGATTAATCTAATGGATAGGATAGTTGGTCAGAAGGTATTTTTTACTGCTGATTTGCATCTGGGGCATGATAAGATACGAGGATATTGCAATCGTCCTTTCTCACATAAAATAGAAATGGATGACGCTATAATTTCGTCTATAAATGAAACAGTCTCAAAAAATGATATTCTTTATATTATAGGAGATTTCTGCCATAAAGGCGGAGATGTTAAAGAATACAGAGAAAGAATTAATAGTCAGTACGTTCATATAATTCTTGGTAATCATGATAATGCAAATAAGTTTGGAAATGAATTTGCCAGTATAGAATATCAAAAAATGATTCTGTATACCAATCAAAAAATATTTATGTGTCATTATCCAATGAGAAGTTGGTCTGGTAGTTATAGAAAAAGTTGGATGCTGTATGGTCATGTTCATGGCAGACTGCATCGTGAGGACGTTGCTTCTGGAACGCTCACGCTTGATGTAGGCGTGGATAATAAAAGAGATGGGGTACAGTTTGGTACTCCTTGGAGTTTTAAAGACATTCAACAACAATTTCTGGCGAGAACGAAAAAAAAATCAAGGTCGCCCATTGACATTGACGATACCATACTGTATAATCGAAGGAACAACGCGAGGTAAGATCAGTCATGCGACTGAGCCTCACTTGTAAGATTGGTTAAGAATTTGGAGGTTGATTATGGCTGAAGTTACTACTGTTGAAAAGCAAAGTCGTGTTCGTTGCAGTGATGACCAGTTTCTTGAAGCAGTTTTTTCCAGCAAGACGTATGCTGAGATTGCTGGTAAGACTGGTCAGAAGGTTGCTAGTACGATGGCTCGTTATGCTCGTACAAAGGCAGCTTTGGTTAAGAAGGGTATTGAACTGCCCGCGATGGAGCGAGCAAAGCCCACAAAGACAGTGGATAATGTCGAGGCTATGGCTGAGACAGTTCGCCGTCTAAAGGCTGCTCATTCTAACGGCTGAGTTTAGTTAAACCAAATGCTTCCAACTACATCCCTCATAAATATTGGTAGAGACACATAGACAAACATCTAACCAATCGTTATGATATGTAGCTTGGAGGCATCATGCCCCCGTGGTGAAATTGGCAAACACAACGGACTTTTAGTAAATTGGAGTGCTTAGAGAGAAATCTTTAAAGTAGAACCTGTCAAATTCGGTGAAACCTGTAAAATGGCAATACCGAGCCAAGCTTAATAGAAATATTAAGAAGGTGTAGAGACTTGACGGCAGGAACCTAATGTTGTATAACTACGGTTAAGGTAAAGTCCAGACTACAAACAGAAATGGTAACGAAAGTTATAGTAGTAAGAAAATCCGTTGCCAGTAATGGCTTGTCGGTTCAAGTCCGACCGGGGGTACTTAAATAAAGGAACTTTTATGACATTTGACCACTGGCTCAATGAAATCGAAGGATATAGTGTCAGACACGAAAGAGCTATAAGTGACATAAGAAATTGTGTTGCAAAAGGAAAAACTGACGATATAATTAAGTGGCTGATGGCTGCTTATGCTATGGGTCATGAACAAGGTTATGATACTGGATATTATGACGCTAATGAAGAATGTCAAGAAAAGTTTGATGAATATCGAATGGGAGATGATTTTTAATTATGCCATACAATCTATATAGCCTAACTACTGAAGAAATTAAAACAGCAATCATTCAATATATTGTTGAGAATAAGAAAATTTCTACTCGTTCAGAAGTTTCCATAATGGAGAATAAGTATGATATTAGATTCATTGTTGAAGATACTTATCAGAAGGACAGTTTGACAGGATTCTATAAACCTGAATTCAAGGGAGCAGAAATTACTGTGTTAGAATGAATGGATCTTTTAGTCTACCAAAAGCCAAGAATGGTTGTGATATTATCCCAAGACTTGGCGAACTATTCTTATACCAGTATGATAGCATTGCTGAGTTGTGGGATACAAGAATTGGAGATGGCAAAACACCAGCAAAAGACCTGCCTCATTTAGCTAACCATGATATATATGAAAGAGTAGCTAAATTGGAAAGAGAAATAGAACAGCTAAAGAATGATCGAAGAATATGAAAACTGGGAAGATGGTATAAGAAGAACCTTTATAGAATTAGCAACTTATATGGAAAAACATTCTGATCCTCTTGAAAGTATTATTGATTTTGCTTGGGCCTCTGGTGCTGATATGTTTTGGGTAAATAATGCGAAAGATGAGCTTAAAAAATTAAGAGAGAAAAACAAAGAGTGGGTAGCAGAAGTTTATAGAGCTAATAAGTTTGCTGTTGAACAAACTAATGAATATCTAGAAGCATCACAACAGATACAAGATCTAAAAGACTCTCTTGATAAACCTGTTGCTTGGGCCAGATTAAATAAGTATGGGGATTTGTTTGATCTGAGACTCCAAAATAATCCATATATAGATCAGAATACAGTAGTGCCTCTTTATAGATTAAAGACATGAAACACAATACAAATACTCTTTGTAAATCTATAGTTCCATTTAATCATCCAAAGTCTAGAATATTGGAGCTAGAACTTGTTACAGTACGAGAGTATAATGACTACAATGGTGGTACTTATATAGAAGAAGTAAAAACCGCCGCCGAATTCCTAGAAAAAAACAACAATGCTTATGATGAGCCATTCTATCATATCTATGCTAGGTTTCATAAACATGACACTCGTCCCGGCAGATTTCTTGCTGAATTTTTTGATCTTGATCAAGCTTTGAATTTTTTACTAGATTTAACCGGAGAAGAACCAAAAGTAATCTCTTATTAATATGATTAACAATAAATATACTATTGATTTATTTTCATATAGTGAGAATGGTGGATACTGTACATTTTATTGTATTAGTAATAATAAGCAATTAGCATTTAAAGAATTCATATCAAAAGCTAGGGCTGAATATGCTAGAAAAATTCAACTTAAATTAAGCAAGCATGATCTTGCACCAAAGGTACTTTCTAAGTTATGTAAAATAAAATATGAGGTACTTTTTCCTAGGCAAAAAAGTGGGTGGGGATATCTTACTGAAGTAGCTAAAACAATCAATAAAAACGCAGTATCTCTAAATAAAATACAGAAGCTAGTTGATAAAATTCAATCAAAAACTAAGCTTAAATTTTGGGATTGTCATTGGGATAATCTTGGATATATCATAAGAGAAGGAAAGAGAAAGTTGGTTTGTATTGATACTGGTAAAGAAACTTGGCTTGGTGATGCAAATTATTTTGGGAATGTTGATCCTGGTCCCAAATGCAGCTATTGTTTAAAATATGAATGTAAATGTACTGGAGAATAAATGCCATATATTAAAGAAGAAGATAGAAGAGTATTTGATACTCATATTGACGATATTATTTTTATTATGAAGTGTTCTTTAGAGGGAGAAATTTGTAATGGAGATAGTTTATCTGACAAACAAACCATGATGCTTTTGGGTAAAATTAACTACTGTTTTTCCAGAATATTAAGCGGAGTAATGGGGGATGTTTCATACTCTAAAATCGCTATGATTACTGGTGTATTAGAGAATATTAAGCAAGAATTTTATCGTCGAGTTGCAGAAACTTATGAAAACCAAAAAATTATTGAAAACGGCGATATTAAAGAGTATAAACGACTAAAATAGTAAAGAGATCAAGATGTCAAAAAATATAGATGATATAGTAAAAGAAGTTATGAAAAGCAATAAAGAAATACATAACATGGATACTCATATATCTAAAGACATTAGCGAACTTAAAAGAAATATTAAAAGCCTTGAGACTAAAATCCAAAGAATGGATGGGGTTTTACAGAAAGTCTATGATATTCTGGAAGCTATTACTATTGTATTGCATGAAGCTGAGTTGGATGAAGATATGATTGCAGAAATGGACGAAAATGAAGAAAATGAAGATTGGACTCCATATGAGGATCGTAATTTTACCTTCGATGAAAATGAAGATGAAGATAACTAATGGCTAGTTTAGCTCTACTAGTAACAATAATTTTTTTATCTGTGCTAATTATTGGGCCATTAAGTTATTTATTATCATTATTTGATTGGATGCCAAAGGTTGTTGTCTGGATAATGGGACTTCTCTGCATACTGGTTGGGGGAATGACATTCACGTTGCCAGTGGTCTTTTTAAAAGTTTTGGGTCTGATAGACATAGCCATAGGTTTTAAAATAATAGCCGACAGACGAGAAAAGAAAACTGGAGCTTGACAAGACGGTTTGCCGATGATATACTTGAGCCATCACAGGGAACGATAACACTTTTTGGAGAATACAGATGAAGTTGGCAGATAGGACGATTGAGACTCATAGCGTTGGTGTTGCAAGCAGGAATCAGTTTAATATTGCTCAGACGAGCAAAATGTTTAAAATCCTTTCAGACTCTCTTTATTCTGATAAGGTTATGGCTGCGATTCGTGAGCTTTCTACTAATGCTTATGATAGTCATATCTCTGCCGGGAATAAGAATCCCTTCAAGGTTACTTTGCCCACTGCTGCTAATCCCACTTTTGTTGTGAGAGATTATGGTACTGGTCTTAGTCAGGAAGATATGGAGGACTTGTATACAACCTACGGAGCATCCAACAAGAATGATAGCAATGATTTTGTTGGTTGTCTTGGTCTAGGGTCTAAGAGTCCCTTCGCATATACCAAGAGTTTTACTACTGCATCATACTTCAACGGAAAGAAGTATACTTACATTGCAGCGATTGACGAGAGTGGTGTTCCTACTCTGAATCTTTTTAATACTTCTACTACATCTGAGCCTAATGGTCTTGAGATTAGTTTTGCTGTTAAGCAGCATGACTTTCAAGAGTTTACTGATAAGGCTAAGAGAATCTTCCATTATTTTCGCATGAAACCCATCCTTGAAGGTGGTATCGGGAATAATCTGCAAGATCATAAGTACAGCAACACCAATATCATTATCAGTGGTGAAGGTTGGAGAGTTTGCCGTCTTAATAATGACAACAGTTATTTCCCCAGCAATTATCATCGAATTGATAGTGGTATCGTAGCTATCATGGGTAATATTGCCTATCCTGTTCAGACCGCACAGATTGTTGGTCAAGAAAAGGAAGAAATGCCCGATCATATTCAGAAGTGGAATAGAGCTTTCCAGAAAGCAGATATTGATTCTTGGAAGAGCTTTGTGGGAGAGATTCTTAATTCTGGCCTATATCTTGAGCTTGATTTTGGTATCGGTGAACTGGAAATGGATGTTTCCCGTGAAGGTTTGCAGTATACTAAGGACGTAATCAAGACCCTGCGTAAAAAGACTCAAGAAATTTACATGGAGATGAAGGAAGAATTCTCCAAGAAAATTCAAGCTGCCCAAAACAAGGTAGAAGCAATTACTTCATATTATACTATGAATGAATTGGCTGGCGGCTGGGGTGTTGGTGCTACTTGGACTGATCCCAAGGGTAAAGATCATCCTATCAACTCTGGTAATGACTTGGAATATAAAATTCCTGCCGGTAAGAGTCTGTACGTTTTTAATTATAAGACGGCTGGCTATCGTTCTCGTCGCCAAGTTGCTCTAACAGACAGAATCCATCACGAAACTCTTACTGGTAAAGGTTCCTATTATTGGAATAATCAGAAGAAGAAGGGTACAATGGCTTTCTTTGTGTGTGACGTTGCCAGTGAAGAAAGTGCCAAGAAAATTCTCACAAGATATTGTAATGCTAACGATTGCTTTGCTTATCTGATGATCGACACTAAGGATCATACAAAAAGCAATGAAGGTTTTGATCAACTGATCGAAGATGTTGGTGCTGAAAATCTACTGAAGGTTTCAGATTATAAGCATCTGACACAAAGTTCTGGCCCAAGAAAGTCTTACAATAGAAATTCTCATGGTAGTGTCAGTGACCAAGACGTATTCTTTATTCACGGTTATGATAAGGATAGTAAGCAAATTACAAACCCTTATAATGATGCTACACATCTAAGAATTCTTTCAGAAGAACAACTAGAAAACTTTCTGGAACAAGATGAGATTATTTATGTTCCCATGTTGAGGTATGGAACTGAACCTGAGTCTGGTTGTCCAGAGATTGCTGATATTGCTAGAACCCTCCAAGAGGATACTCTAAAGAGCATAACAAAAGACTTGATTAGTAATAGTAAGATTTATGCTATCAAAACAGCTTTCCTTAAAAAGCTTGAGAAGGATAACTACAATCTTATTAACTTCAATGATTTTCTGAAGCGTCAACTCAAAGTTGTAGCACAAAAACACTTTAAGAATCTTGCTTCTATTAACAAGCTTGTTGAATATTGCAAGAAGGATTACGCAGAAGAGGAGAGGAGTACCGGAGGATACAGATATTATCAACACGGAACAACAGATAAGCAGTTTATGTTTCATATTCTGAATATCTTTGGTCTGGATTATGATAAGTTTATTGGCAACAAGACTCTTGTGGATTGCTTGAATAAGACCATGCTCACAGAGTTCTTTGCTAATACTGTTCATGTGAGTCCTTTTAATATTCCAAGGTTCAATCAAACAGAATATCTTTCCCATATCTCTAAGCTTATGAAAGAGGTTGGTATTGATAATGTTGATGGCAAGGAGATTCGTAATGCTAATTTGGCCTACAACACCTTGACAAAAATGATTGTTAATTACTTGTATGCTGGTGATAGTAAGTCAGATGTTTATCTCAAGATTATCCGTGGAACTTCTACGGAAGATTTGAAGAGATGGAGAATCTCTGAGATTAGGGAAAAGATTAAAACTGAGGTAGACAAGAATCCTATGCTCAAGTTTATTATGGGAAATCATCAAGTCTCTGGTAATCTGGTAGACCTTAAATCTAATCAGAATCCCATCATTGAAGATCGCTCATACTATGGAAAGCAGAGTAGGGATTGGGTTGAGCAGATGAGTCAGGAAAATATTGACCTATTTAAGATTCAGTTGAGTAGTTTGATCAAGTAGTCAGAAATTTCTCAAGACCCCTTGACAAGCTTGCCGATTAGTGTAGAATGACAGTATCACAGGTATCGTAACTAAAACTAGGAGATTGGATTATGGCTGTTCCGTTTATGTTTGTGGATGGTAATTTGACGCTGGTTCTTAATAATCAGAGTTATCAGGTGTTGCCGGATCATATCAACTATAAGTTGATTCTGGAAAGACTTCCTACTGCTACGGCAGAGGAACTGTTGGAAGTTGTTGATGTTCAAAAGGCTGTTGCTTCTTTTAGCGACGGTCTTGTGGAGATCAAGAATGGGCAAGTTCTCTACGAGGGTGAGGAAGTTCATGGTAGTATTAGTAAGAGAATTCTGGAGTTTATGAGCAAAGGACTGCCTTTCCAGCCCCTTGTTAATTTCCTGAATAATCTCATGGAAAATCCAAGTATGCAGAGTCAGAAGGAACTGTATGATTTCTTGGAGCATGAGCATCTGCCTATTACTGAGGATGGTTATTTCCTCGCCTATAAGGCTGTTCGTTCAGACTTTAAGGATAAGTATAGGGGAGTTTTTGACAACAGAGTTGGTAAGGTCTGTGAAATGCAACGAGCAAAGGTAGACGATGATCGTGGTCGTGGTTGTTCTAATGGACTTCATGCTGGAGCATTGAATTATGTTGCTGGCTATGGTAGTCTTGAGGCTGGCGACCGCATTGTGATCGTCAAGATTAATCCCAAGGATGTTGTGAGTGTTCCTAGTGATTGCAACTATGAAAAGCTCCGCACTTGTCGCTACGAAGTGGTTGGTGAGTATGAGGGCGAATTGCTCAAGCCTCTTTATAAGGCTGATTTTAGTCAGGACGATTACGAGGATGATGAGGACGATTATCTGAATGATTATGACGAGAGTTATTGGGATCAGTTTGATGAGGAAGATGATGACGAGGATGAGGATGAAGATTATGACGATGAGGATGATCAGTATTGATTCTTGATAGTCAAGGTGGTGTTTGGTAACTTGTAAGGTAGCACCTATATAGTTTCTGCTATCGTGCAATAACGGTTCGATTCCGTTACCATCTTTTAGGATATTGCTTTTGATAGTAGTGTTTACTGTCCCAATATCAAAAATGTAGGTAGGAAGTTGGAAAAAGGAAAACAAATGTTTAGCGATACTTTGGCTTTTAATCCGTTCGATAAGACCCATAGTGCTATTGGAACAAGAGATCAGATTGCTTTAAGAAATAAGTTTTTTGATTCTTTTGGTGGTCAGCAGATTTTCTGTTACAACGGTGATCCTCGTAAGAAGATCAGTAGTATGAGTCATACGGATCATCTTACCACCGTTGCTATTGCCAATGATAGTCAAGGTGCTGATGCTTACTTCTATGTTAATGGTGGACGTAAGCAGTACGCTATTAGTAGAATTCGTGCTTGTTTTGTTGATATGGATGCTGGGCGAGATGATCAGGGTCGTTATTTTAAGCCTAGTATCGTCATGCAGAAGAAAAAGGAATTCTTGAACCAGATTAATAACTTTCCAGTAAAGCCAAGCTGGGTTGTTGATACTCGTAATGGTTATCAGTGCTATTGGATTCTAAACCAAAACAATATTAATCCTCACAAGACTTATTGGAATGGTATTCAAAAGAAGCTTGTAAATCACTTTGGTGGTGATGCCCGAGCTATAAAAATCAATCAGATTTATAGAATCCCTTATACTTGGTGGAGAAAGGGTTGGGAAGGAAAGCAACCTTATTTTACCAGTATTTTGTCTGGATCAACTGGTAATCCGATAAATATTGAACAACTTAAAGAGGCTCTTGATGGAGTTTCTGCTGTTGTTAATGTTGTTGCTAATAAGACTAGCGACGAATGGTTTAAAGAATATGCCAAGGCTTATAAAAAGTCTGACATCGCTGGAGTTCCGGTGTCAGTTAATGTTGCTGCAACTATTGCAAATCAGATGAAGTCTTTAAACCTTAACACATATACCAACAGCACAGAAGATATCAAGACAAAGTATATCTATTCTGGTCATGGTATGTTCAACAAGGCTTATGGTGATCCTACTCCAGTATCTCCTGTTACTGAGGACGATACAGATGCTATTGAGCCGCTCCCTGTTGACGCTGGGGGTGATGATTTAGATCTTGACGGTTCTCAGACCAAACTTTTAAAGACGGTCGTGGAGTTCCTTAATCAAGTCTCAACACCACTCTATTTTAGCAACAACAGGTTCCTCTCTAATGCTGCTAAAGAACTAGCGTCTAAGATCAGCGACAAATTTTGCATCGGGTGATTATTATGCATGAAGATTATGAAGATGACAACTACGATGACGATGATAGTCAGGACAATTTAGAGAGTCAGTATAAAAAATACTTCAAGTTTGATCCCGATGCTTGGGATGCTTGGGGCAAAATGCTATATGATACTCTAAATGAAATAGTTGAATATCCTTCAAACGTATGGTATATTGGCCCGAGCTTTCAGAAAGGTTCGTTACCTGTGAATGATTACTTCTCCAAATCAGGGAACTTTAAAAACTCCCTGTATTTGGGGAACAATCATTACAAAGAACCAATCTATAAGACGCAATACTTTGTTCATGATAAATTACAAAGCTACTATAAGAATCATCTAAGATCAAACGCGGTTCATTTTTTACAACAGCCCAATTACTATAAAGGACTGTTTGATATTTTGAACTAAGGAGCAAGGATGTTACCAGCAGCACTTTTATATTTAGCAATGGCTCTTGGCTCATTAACGGAAACCCCCTTTGTAGCCTATGATCTTGCCACTCATATGAGTAGGTCGCAAAGAGTAGAGTGGACAAAAATGACAGATGATGACAATAATGTAAGATTTACTATTACGTTTTATAAAATGCCAATTTTAGCTGAACTAGGCTTTGAAAGAACTTTTGTAGACAAACACAACAAATGTCAGTCAAAAATAAAAAAATAAAGTTGATAGTAAAAGTTTTGAATGAGGGTAGGACTATAGCGAAAACTGTAGTAGAAAAAATAAAAAATTGACAGAGTACCAACCATTTGCAAACCACCGCTTCTCTGCTAAACTAACATGGGCTGAGATGCAAAAATACGAGGATAGGATTACCTTAATATCATGAATAACGATCAATGGTTTTTTATTAATGATTTTGATGATTTTGTTGACCATTCAAGGTCTTTAGTTTTTAAGTTTTTTGGTGAAGTAAATAAGGTAGCAGATGACTCAATGACAGCATCTCTCATTGAGATGAGCAAACAAGATACAGAAGAGATGAATGAAACATTAACACACGATGAATCTGCTATTATAATAAAAAATCACGCAAGAAAACAAATAAACAAGAAAACAAAAGAAGTCAGATATTGTCTGACTGACAAGCTTCTTCAGTCCATCATAGAAGATCTGAATAATAGAATGATTAGCAACATACTAAACTCTTTGGTTAATAAAGGTCTGCTTGATAGTGCTTATGATGATGAGCAAAATGATTTTATTTTTTGGGTAAAAGAAGAGAAACCTGAAGAGAATTGAAATTAGTTGGTAGTAATAAATTGGTTTAAATAACATTTACTTTGGAGATAATATGGCTAATACAATTAGGCCCACATGTTTTAGTGAAATCATCGGTCAGTCACAAGTTACTAATCGTCTAAGCATCATAGTTTCGGGTTGTAAAAATTCTGGCGGTGTGATGCCTCACGTTTTAATAGACGGTCCTCCCGGCCTTGGTAAGACAACTATTGCCAGTGCTATAGCTACGGAGATGGGGGTGAATCTATATACTATCAATGGGGCCGTTATTCGTAGTATTAAAAATATTTTACCATACATTGTGGGTATAGAGCCAAGATCAGTTTTATTTATTGATGAGATTCACAGGCTTCCTAAAATTGTAGAAGAATTTCTCTATCCTGTAATGGAAGATTTTGTTCTTAATATTACTGTTAAGGACAAAGATAATGAAGATAAGGAAAAGCCTGAAACTATTGAACTTCCAATGTTTACTATTGTTGGAGCTACAACTAGTGGTGGTAGTTTGAGTCAACCTTTTTATGATAGATTTCAAATTAAAGAGCATTTGTGCTTCTATAGTGATGATGATTTAGCTAAACTGGCAAGGTTAAACGCCGAAAAGCTCGGACTAATGATTAATGATACTGACTTATTTGAAATCGCTAAAAGAAGCAAAGGAACACCTCGTATTCTTAATGGTAGATTGCAATGGTATAAAAACTGTGTTGCCTATTATACAGATAAGCATATGACTATTGACGATATATTTAATAATCAGGGAATTGATAAGAATGGCTTGGATGTGTATGATAAGATGTACTTAACTGTTCTTATTAAACACAAAGGCTCTGCTCTAGGACTAAAAAGTATATCTTCTTTAACTGGTATTGCTATTGAAACTATAGAAAATAGTATCGAGCCATACTTAGTCAGGAAAGGATATGTTGTTAGAACTCAGAAAGGCAGGGTGATAGGCTCATATAAAAATGAATGAAATATCACTAACAATAAATATTCCAACAATAATTTTTTTCTCAATCACACTCCTAGCAATAGGGGTGTGTTTGTTTTTAATCGGCTATTTATTTGGTAGGAAAGGAGCTGTCGGTGTATATAATATTCAAGAACAAAGACCAGTTAGTTTTTTTAAACAACAGAACGAAGCCCCAAAACCTATCGTAATGGATGAAAGAAAATATGTTGTTGATATAAAAACTGAAGGATTAGAAAAGAAATACGAGTCTTTGGGCGACGTTAAAGAGTCTCAAGAGAATATATCAGGATCAATAAATAAACTTAAAAACTTAAAGAGGTAATTTTATGGCCGGTTTAGATATAGGCACAAGCTTTATAGTTTTAGCAACAGACGGCTCCAAGGGTGTTAAGTATAAAGATTTTAGAGATGCTTTTTATGTTATCAAACCCACCACTCCAGTAGCTACTAAAATGATTGAAAAGGGTTTAGCTGGTAAGACTTTTATCAGAGATACAGACGGGTCTTTTATTATACTTGGTAAAGACGCTATTGAAAAAGCCATTGAAAGAAATGATAATGCAAAAAGACCAATGCATAAAGGAGTTGTTTCGGCCAAAGAAAAAGATGCAAAAAGAGTATTGGCTTTTATTCTAAAGGAAGTAGTCGGACAAGCAAAAGAACCCGGCGAAAAATTGGTTTTCTGCGTTCCTGCACAACCAGTAGACCAACAAGATGAAGATTTTGATGTTGGTTATCATGAAGACGTATTAAAGAGTATTCTGTTAGAATGTGGATATGATGCTAGAGCAATCAATGAAGCAGAGGCGATTTGCTATGCAGAACTTGAGAATGATGACTACACAGGTATTTCTGTATCAGCAGGTTCTGGTATGCAAAATATATGTGTAATGTTAAATGGTGAACCAACAGTTAAATTTAGCACAACTCATAGTGGGGATTGGATCGACAGAATGAGTGCAGTTGCTACTGGAGAAAAAGATACTGTTGTTCAAGCAGAAAAAGAGAGCGGGGATTTTGTTATAGGGCAACCAAACGGTAATGCTATATTAGCCGCTGTTTCTTCTTATTACGAGAGACTAATTGATTATACAACAAAGCATTTATCGTCTGCTCTGACTGATCATAAGTCTTTACCAAAATTTAAAGAACCTATTAAAATTGTTATTGCTGGTGGCACCTCCTTAGCTAAAGGTTATGTAGAGACTTTTCACAAGAAACTTTTGGAGAATAATTTTCCTCTACCAATAAAAGAAGTAGTCCACGCATCAGACCCGCTACATTCTGTAGCAAAAGGGTGTTTGATAGCATCTAAAGTTCTGTGATGTTTAATTTTTTAAAACAAATACGGTTTGCTAAAAGATCTCCGAAATGGACCCAAGTAAGAAAAAATCATATAAATAATAATCCCAATTGTGCTGCTTGTGGGTCAGATAAAAAACAAGAAGTTCATCACATCAAACCTGTTCATTTGTTTCCAGATCTAGAACTTGATCCGTCAAATTTATTAACTTTATGCTCAGACCCTTGCCATATTTTATTCGGCCATTTAATGAACTTTAAAAGCTGGAATAGAGAAGTGGTCCAGGATTGCTCGGTGTATAATAATAAGATTAGAAATAGACCATAGTCATCTCATGAAGAGGTGTAGGATGACAAGATTATTTTTATTTATTATATTAGTATGCTTAAATGCTGTATGCTATGCAGGCACTATAGACCCTAATACTCCAGATGAAAAATATATTGAGTATGGATCCAAATTTCATAGCGTAGTTAAATTATGTTGTTTTGATGGTCAGGGGTTGTCCTGTGGATCTGCTGTAGTAGTTGATCCTAATTGGATAATAACCGCAGCACATGTGGTTGAGGGTTGTCATAGTTGGACAGTCACAATAGGTGAAAAAAAATATAATATTGATAAAATGATTATTCATCAAAACTATAAATCAGATATTTTTGGATACAATGATATAGCGTTGGGTCACCTAGAGAAACCTATTGATCTAGAATATTACCCAGAATTATATAAAGATAATGATGAAATAGGTATGATCTGTTCTATTGCTGGATTAGGATTTACTGGTAATTTTAATACAGGTATAAAAAAACATGATGGTCACAAAAGAGCAGGATCTAATTTTATAGACAAAGCAGAAAGAGGAGTTTTGATATGTTCTCCATCCAAAAAATATGAAAAAATAACAGAATTAGAATATCTTATTTGCAGCGGAGATAGTGGTGGTGGATTATTTATAAAAAATAAATTAGCAGGTATAAATTCTTCTGTAATAGGATATGATGGTAAGTCTGATTCTACTTACGGAGATGAAAGTTGCCATACAAGAGTAAGTCTACATCACGATTGGATAAAAGAAACTATAAAACCATGAGAAGAAAACAGTGCGAACTACTACCTCACGTTAGAACAGATCTATTTGGTTTAGACAGAAACTCTATTCAATTTTATCCATGGCCCATTAAAACATTTAATGTGGAAAAAAGTTGGAGAAGTTCTCAGGGTGAAGGAGTTAAGATAGCAGTTATAGATACTGGTTGTGATCTCAATCATGATGATATAAAAGATAATTTAATTCAAGGATTTAATTTTGTAGATAAAAACAAAGATCCAATAGATGATAATTCTCACGGAACTCATGTAGCTGGAACAATATCAGCTTCAAATAACGAGATAGGTATGGTAGGAATCGCTCCGAGAGCCAAGATTATGCCAATTAAAGCTCTTGACGGTTCGGGTCGAGGAGATAATAAAAGTGTCACAGACGCGATACTGTGGGCTGTAGACAACGGAGCAGACATCATCACCATGTCTCTGGGGTCTGAATATCCCCATTCCCCTATGGAACAGGCAATATCTTACGCAAGAAGTAAAGGTGTTGTAGTATTTTGTGCTGCTGGTAATAGTGGCATAGAGTCAGGTATACAGTATCCTGCCAAGTATAAAGATACAGTTAGCATAGGAGCTATTAATGAACAGTTAGAAATTTGTGAATTTAGTTGCAGTGGTCCAGAATTAGACTTTTTGGCTCCTGGGGCTAATATTGTAAGCTCGGTTCCCGGTAATAGTTATGCCTCAATGAGCGGCACTAGCATGGCTACTCCATTTGCGGTCGGTTGTGCTGCTTTACTATTGTCATACTTTAGAAAAAATCCAAACTCTGCGATTGACAATATGCTAAGGACACGCGAAGATTATGTAGCGGCGTTTGCGCGCAATAGTCTGAAACTAAAACAGGAAAAATACAAAGGGAAGAGGAATTACGAAGGAAACGGAATCATCAAACCTATTATATAACCGCTCAACTGCATAATTCATAATGAGATACCATGTTTCCGTCAAGCCTAATTTTTTATTATTCTGGAGCTTGACATTGTTATTTTCCAGAATACTATATGTTATGTTAAGGGTAATAGTCAAATGACAGAATCTGATTTCGAAAATCGTAAAAATAATCGTAGACAAAATATACAAAAAAAGAATCTAAATCGCAGATCTAATGATATAGATTATAGAGATACTAATAAACTAAAAAAACAGTTTAAAAAACACAAGGAAGAAATAAGACAGGAAGAATTGTGGGAAGACTGGGAAGATGAAATACATTGATGAATTAAAACCCGGCGACCTATTCTTAGTTAATAATGAGAGATTTATATTAACTAGTGATTTTAGACTATCTAAAGAAGACAAATATAAAAGATTGTCGGTTAATATTAGTAATGGATTTTTACAATGGGTCGAAGACGATAAAATTGTTGAAAGTCTAGATCTATATTTTAGAGATAAAGAGGGGAATATTATAGCCCTGAAGGAAATTAAAAATGAGTATTCTGAAAAAACTACCGATCTTTTTTAAGTCTTTACTATTTCATGTTTGGGCGGGTTTCCCAAAGAGTACTAAACAAGAAATTTTAAAGCGTTTCGAGATTTGCCAAAGCTGCGAGTTCTTCGATAATAAAAAGAGTCAGTGTCTGGTATGTGGCTGCAATGTTAATACTAAAAAGGTTTTCTTAAACAAACTAGCGTGGGCCGATCAGCACTGTCCTCAAAACAAATGGAATAAAATTGACAGGAAGAATCATGGCACAAAAAACATATCCTAAATTTAAAGAAACATTTTCTTTTGTAAAAAATGCAAACCTATTTGATATAGTATCGAATAGGATTACATCAGAACAAAACGGAGCTAGTGTTATAGTTCCTCATGTTTGTAATAATGTCAATGCTTTTGGTGCTGGATTTGCTGCTCAAGTAGCACAACTATATCCAGAAGTTAAAGCTAACTTTCATATGTTAGGTTCTCAAGCAAAGTTAGGCCATGTACAGTTCATTAATGTTAGATCAGATAAAAAGTATGGCCATAGCATCATATTCGCTAATATGATTGCTCAAAATAAATTAATTAGCGATAAAAATAAAAGACCTCTTAACTATGCCGCTTTGGTTTACTGTATGAATCAGGTCAGATCTTATACTAAGCATCTTCAATCAGCCTCTGATATTAACAGAGTAGAAATACATGCTCCTAAGTTTGGTAGCGGACTAGCAGGAGGAAACTGGAATTTTATTAGTGAACTAATTACAGATATTTGGTATGATATGGATGTTTTTGTATATACTCTATAATTTGGAGGAGTTCTTATGTATATTTTATTGGTAATTTTCTGTATTATGGGATTTATTGACGGACTATTAAAAGTACAAAATAGTAACAATATCCAACATTCTAAAAATTTGTGGGACTTTCTATTTCCGAACTGAATATGAATAGATTAAAAAATCAAAGAGTTTATTTGGCCGGTGCTATGGACAGAGTTGCGGATAGAGGAGCAACATGGAGAGATAATATAACTCCCTTTCTTGAAAGTATGGGTGTTGTAGTATTTAATCCTATAACAAAACCTACTACGACCGGCATGGAAGATAATGATTCTCATATTATAAAAACTAAACTCAAAAATCAAAAAAGATACGATGAGCTTTCATCAATGATGAAAACTATAAGATCAGTTGACTTGAGATTAGTAGATATAAGTGATTTTTTGGTAGTCAATCTAGATCTCGACCACTATGCCTGCGGAACATGGGAAGAATTATTCTTATGTAATCGTTCTAAAAAACCCATATTGATTCATATAGAACAAGGTAAAACACACGTTCCAGATTGGTTGTTTGGAACATTGCCTCATGAATGGTTTTTTTCAGACTGGGAAGAATTAAAGAATTACATAAGTCATATCAATAGTGATGAAAATATAGAACACTATAATAGATGGCGCTTTTTTGATATTTAATAATGCCAAAATACTATGTTATCTCAGGTCAAATCAAAGAAATTATAGATAGAAAATCTCACAGAGCAGCAATATTGTGCGTCATTCAAAAATATAAAGGTAAAGGATTTTTAACTGTAGCAAAAATTTGCGTTAGCGAAACGGGATGGTCAACCAACCTTACCTGCTACGATACTGATGATTTTTTAAAGGAAACTATATGAATATTAATTTACAACAACCGGCATATATTGCTCCCACCAAAATTATTGTTGGTGATTCCACAATACAAGGTCGAGGAGTTTTTGCTACTACCAATATTAAAAAAGGAGAGGTTATAGAAAGATGTCCATTAATACAAATGGAATATCGTTCTAAGTATCAATTAGACCCGACAATATTTGGATACATGTACGCTAGGTATCAAAATGATGAAGAAGCACAAAAACATGGATTTATAATGTATGTTGCTGCTGGGTATGGTATGCTTTATAATCATCAGGACGAACCCAATGCTTTGTGGAAGTTCAATTATCCTCAATTACTAGGGGACATTGTTGCAATAAAAGATATACCAAAAGATATGGAAATTTTTATTAACTATGGTAATTGCTACTTTAATAGTAAAGATGCCTATACTGGCATAGAACAGGTAAAATACAATGGACAATAATGATAATAATCCTAAAATAATTCCAGATATAGATTATGTATATCCTTCTAAGGTTACTATTAAAAAATCTCTTATTCAAGGATTGGGTATTTTTTCAACAAAGAATATTAAAACAGACGAACTAATTGAAAGATGTCCATTGGTCCCTTTGGCTTTTAGGTCAAGATATCATACAGACCCTCAAATATACAGATATTTATATACACAGCCATTATGCCCATGCCAAGAATGTAAAAGACATGGATTTGTATTACATATGGCATTAGGATATGGCATGATTTATAATCATCAAGATGAACCTAATGCTGTATGGAAATTTAATTGGGAACACAGTTATGCTGATGTAATAGCCAATAAAGACATATTAGCAGGAGAAGAAATATATGTAAATTATGGGCCCAATTATTTTAAAGATAAAGAAAAAATAGAGCTGAATAATGCAAAAAATTCTCAATGAAACCAAGCTTGATTTTGATGATGTACTAATAGTTCCTCAGCGATCTACTCTTACTAGTAGATCAGAAATACAACTTGAGAGAACGTTTAGTTTTTATCATTCTTCACGCAAATGGACAGGTGTTCCAGTAATGTGTGCAAATATGAGTTTTTGTAGTTTTGATATGGCAAAGGCTCTAGCTAAACACAAAATGATAGCGTGCTTACATAAGTATCATTCTGTGGATGATTTATATAATTATTTTACAGAACACCCAGAAAATATAGATTATACTTTTGTGTCTATAGGCTATAAAAAAAGCGACCTAAATCATTTACTTGAACTTAAAAATAAACTTAATAAACAACCTAACATATGCATTGATGTACCCAATGGTCATATGGATGTTTTTGTTAAATATTGCAAAAAAGTAAGGGACGAGTTTCCAGAATCTATTATACTGGCTGGTAATGTTACCAATACTTCTTCAACACAAGAATTAATTATATATGGTGGAGTTGATATTGTAAAGGTTGGAGTGGGAGGAGGTAGTGCGTGTACCACTCGCTTTCAAACAGGATGTGGAATTCCTCAATTGTCAACTTGTTTAGAAAATTCTTACGTCGCTCATGGACTCCAAAACGGACCTAAAAAACTAGGACTAATATGCTCAGATGGTGGACATAAAACTGTTGGAGATGTATGTAAAGCACTATGCGCAGGGGCAGACTTTTTAATGTTAGGCGGGTACTTTTCTGGTAGTGAACCGTGCGAAGGAGAGTGGGAATTTGGAGGAGATTATTCTAAAATATTAGGGTCTGAGAAAAAATCTAAAGGTCGATTCACCTACTATGGCATGAGTACTCATCATTCTCAAGACCTATTCGAGGACGGTAAGAAAAATTATAGAGCCAGCGAAGGTACTAAAATAACGGTTCCATATAAAGGAACTCTTGATCAAGTAACACAAGAACTTCTTGGAGGAATAAGATCTTGTTGTTGTTATATAGGAGCCAATAATATAAAATATATGTCCAAATGTGGACAATTTTGTAGAGTTAATAAAATACACAATAATCACAATCCAATACTAGGAATATAAATATATGAATATACATCTACAAGCCCCAATGGGAGGCACAGGTTATGGACACGCTTCTTTACATATACTAAAAGCACTAGCTAAAAATAATAATGTGTGCTTATCTATTATTGGAAATGCTACGCCTGAAAATAGAGAAGATGCAGAAGTAATAAATAACGCCACAATGAAACAAGCATCAGTAGCATACGACGCTCCAGCGGTTAAAATTTGGCACCAGTTTGATCTGCTAAATAAGCCTGGTAGGGGAAAATACTTTGCTTATCCATTTTTTGAAATTGACACTTTTAATGAACTAGAAAAACATCATTTAAATTTTCCAGATACTATTATAGTTAGTAGTAATTGGGCAAAATCTATCGTAGAAAAAAATAATATTAATAAGCCCGTTAAGGTGGTGCCTTTAGGGGTAGATAGATCAATATTCTATCCTAGAACTCCAGAAGACAAAGGAAAAATAAATAATTATATATTTATGACAGCTGGAAAATGGGAAATTAGAAAATCTCATGATGTTTTAATAGAATGCTTTAATAAAGCTTTTGAACAGAATGATGAGGTTGAGTTATGGTTAGTTACACACAATATATTTCTTAAACAAGAAGAAGAAAAACAATGGCTAAATTTGGTGCAAAATTCTAAATTAAAATCTAAAATAAGAGTTTTTCCTAGATTACCTACTCAAAATGATTTAGCTCATATAATGAGTTATTGTGATTGCGGTATTTACATATCTAAAGCGGAGGGTTGGAATCTTGAACTACTAGAGACTATGTCTATGAACAAACCGATAATAGCTACGAATTATTCCGCACACACAGAATATTGCAATAAAGATAATTGCTCTTTAATAGAAATATCTGATTCAGAGTCTGCTATTGATAATAGATGGTTTCATGGCACAGGAAATTGGGCTAAAATTGGAGATAACGAAAAAGATTTTATTATATGGTATATGAGACAAATGTATCAAAATAGAACAAAAGAAAATCCAGCAGGATTAGCAACGGCCGAACAATATAGTTGGGAAAATTCGGCCAATACATTAGTTAGGTGTATACAAGAATAGGAGAAATACTATGCCTATACCAAAACCAGATAAAGACGAAGATCAACAAAAGTTTGTAGCTCGTTGCATGGGCGACGAAGTTATGAAAAAAGACTATCCTGACAATAAGCAGAGAATAGCTGTTTGTTTAGGTCAAACTAAATCTTCATTAGTAGAACAGGTTAGACAAATTCTGGAGTATAATTATGACGAAGAGTTGGATGAAGATGGTGAAGAGGTTACCCCATCTAATCTCATTATCCCAAATGATGAAGATTATATAGATTTTAACGAACCAGAAGAAGTATGGGATCTTTATACATTAGCTGCTGAATATCAAGGACGTAAAGTTACTCTAAACAAACCATTTAGAACTCCCGGAGGTTCTAAAAAGTTTGCTGTTTATACAAAAAACGACAAGGGTAAGGTTGTTATAGTCAGATTTGGGGATCCCAATTTATCCATAAAGAGAGATGATCCAGAACGTCGTAAAAGCTTTAGGGCTAGACATGGATGTGATAAAAATCCAGGACCAAAGTGGAAACCAAAATGGTGGAGTTGTTATCAGTGGCGATCAAATAGTCCAGTTAAAGACTAATATTTTTATATATTCTCTTCCATTGTGGTGTATAGAATCACAACGGAGAAAAAGATATGAAAAAATGTATAGCCTGTAATAAAGATATATCTCACAAAAGAAAAAATGTCAGATTCTGCTCGCTTTCTTGCTCAACTAGCTATAATAGATTATTAGTTCTACATAAAGATGTTCCCGCCAACTGTAAAAAATGTGGTAGATGTCGTATTATTAAAAAATTTGAAGAATTTAGGAAAAATAAAAATTCTGCCTTTGGATATTCTTATTTTTGTAAATGCTGTGACAAGCAAAGAGTCTATACCAGAGACAGAAGAAAAGTTTTGCTTAATGCTGCCAAAAAAAGATCTAAAGACTATAATCTAGAATTTAATTTAGATCTGAATGACATAATATTACCTAGAGAATGTCCTATACTCGGAATAGAGCTACAATTTAACAAAGGAAAAGCTGAAGATAATTCCTATTCTATAGATAGAATAGATAATAATAAAGGATATATTAAAGGAAATGTACAAATTATAAGTTTTAAAGCTAATACTATCAAAAGTAATGCTAATTTTAGAGAGCTAGAATTAGTATATAAATATATGAAACAATTAGAGTCTAATAGTGGTGTATTACATGCTACTCAAATAGGATAAAATCATGAAAACAATTTCTCAACTACTAGAAGAACAAGGACTAACAATGCAAGAAGTAGAAACATCTCCAATACAAGCACAAGAAGTATCTAATTATTCAACTGACACTGTGATTGAACTACTTAAAAAGTCTCTAAATATACACTGGCAGCAAACCACAGTATTGTCTGCTCAAGCTGTTCATCTAGATAGATGGGGATATAAAAAACTTGCTGAAGTTATAAAAGCTGATGCAAAAGAAGAGCATGAACACGCTATGATTAATCTATCAAGACTAGAATTCTTTGATGCTGACTATCAACCACTGGTAGTTCAACCTCCAGTTTGGAGTAGGCATGATATGCTTGCTATGATCAAATATAATCTAGCTTCAGTTCAAGAAGCGTCCGCTGCTGAAAGAGCAACTATAGTTGCAGCTAGATCAATCGGTGATGAGATGACAGCCAATGTAATGATACCACTACTAAAAGGAAGTGAAGATGGTATAGTATTATATGAAGGTTATCTCAAGTTAATTGAGCAAATGGGTCTTGATAATTTTCTT